CGATCCCGATCCGGCCCGCCATCTCGAAGACCTCAGCGTTCAGACTGATGTCGTTGAAATGGCCCTGCAGCGCGGGCACGGTCATGGCCTGAGTGAAGCGGCTGCGGTCGATGAAAATGCGTGTCGTATCGGAAGTGGTGGCGATGGCCATGTGCGTGTCCTTTCAGGAGTGGGGTGTGGGCGTGTGGGGATTCAAGCGGCGCGGCGTCCGGCCTCAAAAGCCTCCTCGAGCGCTGCGCGGATGGACCAGACGGCGACATCGTGGAAGTCGAGGCGGTCGCGGTTGCGGGTTTCCAGCGTCTCGACGGTGTGGAAATGCTTCGCTGCGATCTCCAGCAGCAGAGCTTCGCTGGGTGCTTTGGCGGGGGCTTTGGTCTTGGTGGTCATGGCGTCGTCTCCGGGGCTGAGTTGCATCGTTTTCCTGCACCCAGAGTCGCTCTATGTGGGAGTGTAATCAACTGAATAAGATCGTTATTCTTATTTAGTTACAATATGTTGAGGATATTCACAGCGCCATGGAAGGACTGTCTGAACGCGCCTATGCCGCCCATTCCGGCCTCTCGCGCGGGGCCGTGCAAAAGGCGCGCAAGAACGGGCGGTTGGTGCTGTTGCCGGATGGGTCGATCAACGCTACCGCCTCGGATGCGCGCCGCGGAGTGATGACCGATCCAGATCAGCAGATGCGCTCGCGAGGTGGGATGGGCGCTGGGGGTGATGGCGGCAGCGTCTCCGGCCCCGGCGAAAGCACGTCTTATCTAAAGGCGCGCACGGCACTGACGGTCTACCAGGCCCAAGAGCGCCAGCTGTCGATCCAGAAGAAGAAAGGCGTGCTGGTCGACCGCGCCCGCGCCGAGACGCTGGTGTTTCGTCTTGCACGCCAGGAGCGCGACACATGGGTCACCTGGCCCACCCGCGTCGCCGCCCTGATGGCGGCGCAATTATCCGCAGAGATGGAGAAGGCCTCGGGCACACCCGTGACGATCGAAACTGCGATCCTGCAAAGGGTGCTGGAAACCCATGTCCGAGAGCAGCTTGACGCCCTGGCAGACCTCAGGGTCTCGCTTGAATGAGGGTGATCATGATCACAGCCTAAACGACGGCGACCTGACCGAGGGTCTCGACCTTGGCTTCGAGGGGGCAGAAGACATCCTGCGCGTCTGGCGGCGCGGATTGCGGCCAGACCCGGATCTGACGGTGTCGGAATGGGCCGATAAACACCGCAAGCTGTCGTCGCGGGCCGCCGCTGAGCCGGGGCAATACCGGACAGCCCGGACGCCCTACCTGCGCGCAATTATGGATGCACTGTCGCCTGGCCATCCAGCGCAACGGATCAGCTTCATGAAGGCAGCCCAAGTTGGCGCCACAGAGGCGGGCAATAACTGGATCGGCTTTGTGATCCACCACGCGCCCGGGCCGATGCTGGCGGTACTGCCAACGGTAGAGATGGCGAAGCGGACCTCACGCGGGCGGATCGATCCGCTGATTGAAGAAAGCCCGGCGCTAAAGGAGCGCGTCAGTCCAGCCCGATCACGCGATGCGGGCAATTCGATGCTGTCCAAGGAATTCCCCGGCGGAATTCTGGTGCTGACCGGGGCGAATTCGGCGACGGGCCTTCGCTCGATGCCCGCACGCTATGTGTTCCTCGACGAGGTCGACGCCTATCCAGCCTCGGCCGACGAGGAAGGCGATCCGGTCAGTCTGGCGGAAGCGCGCACCACGACGTTCGCGCACAGGCGAAAGGTGTTCATGGTCTCGACGCCCACGATCCGGGGGCTGAGCCGGATCGAGCGTGAGTTTGAGGCGAGTGATCAGCGGCGGTATTTTGTCCCGTGCCCGCATTGCTGCCACATGCAATGGCTGCAGTTTGAACGGTTGCGCTGGGACAAGGGGCAGCCTGACACCGCAGCCTACCACTGCGCTGGGTGTGAGAAACCCATCGCAGAGCACCATAAGACGGAGATGCTGGCGCGGGGCGAATGGCGGGCAACCGCTGTTAGCACAGATCCGAACGCGATCGGCTTCCACATCTCAGCGCTCTATTCGCCGATCGGCTGGAAGAGCTGGGAGCAGGTCGCACGGGAGTGGCTGGCAGCGCAGGGCTCCGACGAGATGCTGCGCGCCGCGCGCAACACGCTGCTGGGTGAAACATGGGTCGAGAGTGGCGATGCACCCGAATGGCAGCGCCTCGCGGATCGCCGTGAGATCTTTGCAGCGCAGATCCCTGCACGCGGCCTGTTCCTGACCGCTGGGGCGGACGTGCAGAAGGATCGGATCGAAGTGGATGTCTGGGCCTGGGGCCGTGGGCTCGAAAGCTGGCTGGTGGATCACATCGTCATTCCGGGCGGACCGGATGATCCAGCCTGCTGGGATCAGCTGACAGCGCTCCTTGGCCAGACATGGGTGCATGAACACGGCGCGATCATGACACTGGCGAAGTTGGCGATCGATACAGGCTACGAGTCCGCCGCGGTCTATGCCTGGTCCCGCAAGCAGGGGATCGCGCAGGTGGCACCCGTGAAGGGGCTCGAGGGGTTCAATCGGGCCACGCCGGTCTCAGGGCCAACCTTTGTTGATGCGACCGTGAATGGGCGGAAACTGAAACGCGGGGCGCGGCTCTGGACCGTGGCCACAGCGACCTTCAAGGCCGAGACCTATCGTTATCTGCGCATCGCAGGACCAAGCGATGAAGAACGCGCCAGTGGCGCATCAAATCCTGCGGGCACGATCCACCTGCCAGACTGGGCAGACAGCGAATGGCTAAAGCAACTCGTCGCCGAGCAACTGGTGACGATCCGCAACAAGCGCGGCTACGCGCGCCAGGAATGGCAAAAGATGCGCGAGCGCAATGAGGCACTGGACACCCGCGTCTATGCACGCGCCGCCGTCTGGATCCTTGGCGCCGACCGCTTTGATGAGCGGATGTGGCGGCAGCTCGAGAAGCAGGCCGGGATCGAAACCGTGGTGGTCGCACCGAATAGCGAACCCGAGAAACAAAACAGCCCGCAAGCCGGGCGGATTGCCGCCCCCCGCAAGCGCGGTTGGCGGGTAAGCACGCCAAAATACATGGAATGATGGATCCCCAATGACCCTCGATGATCTCAAATCCCGCCACAGCGCGTTGCTGGCTGCGCGCTACAGCGGTACGCGCTCGGTCAGCTATGATGGCAAGACCGTGAATTACGGCACGGATGCGGAGCTTGCCGCGGCGATCAGCGATATTGAGCGGCGCGTGGCCAAGCTGGAGCGCGGCGCTGGGCGTATCCTTCGCCCCAATGCCGTGAAGGATCTGTGATGAACTGGCGACAGCGACTCGGTGCTTTCATCGGTGGGTTTGATGCAGGCCAGCAGCACCGGCGGCTGCGCGGGTTTCAGGCGACGCGCGCACATGTGAATGCGCTCATCGCGGCGTCAGGGCCGGATATTACGGCCCGTGCCCGCTGGCTGGTGCGCAACAATGGCTATGCGGTAAACGCTGTCGAAAGCTGGGCTGCCAACACCGTAGGCGATGGCATCAAGCCGATCTCGAAGATCGCGGATCCCTCCCGCAAGGAAGAGCTGCAGCGTCTCTGGCTCACCTGGACGGACGAGGCCGATGCTGAAGGGCTGACAGACTTCTACGGCCTGCAGCGCCGCGCGGCGCGCGAAGTATTCATTGCGGGCGAGGTGTTCTTCCGGATCCGGATGCGCCGCGCCAGCGACGGGCTGACCGTACCGCTGCAGCTGCAGATGCTGCCAGCCGAGATGCTGCCGCTGGAACAGACCGGCACCGCTGCGAACGGGAATGCGATCCGTCAAGGGATCGAGTTCGACCGGATCGGTCGGCGCGTCGCCTATCACTTCCTGCGCCGCCATCCGGGCGACAGCACCGATCCCGGGCTTGCGGGCGAATTCGTCCGAGTACCGGCCTCCGAGGTGATCCACGTGATCGATCCGGTGGAAGGCGGCCAGCTGCGTGGTGTGTCGAAACTCGCCCCCGCCATCGTGAAGCTGTTCCTGCTCGATCAGTATGACGATGCCGAGCTCGACCGGAAGAAGGTCGCGGCGATGTATGCCATGTTTGTGACCTCGCCCGCGCCGGAGAACCCGCTAGCCCCAGCCGAGGACGAGGATATGCCAGCGGGCGTCGAGATCAGCCCGGGCCAGATCGTGCGGCTCGATCCGGGTGAGGACGTAACCGTGGGCCAGCCCGCCGACAGCGGCGCGACCTACGAGCCGTTTCAGTACCGCACATTGCTGCAAATCTCAGCAGCGCTGGGCATCCCCTATCCCTATCTCGCCAATGACATGGTGAAGGGAAACTTCTCGAACTCACGCCTGGCGCTGATCGAATTCCGCCGCCGCGTTTCGGCCTGGCAGCATTCGGTCATGGTCTACCAGCTCTGCCGTCCAATCTATGCGCGCTGGATGGATGCGGCGGTCTTATCAGGCGGGCTGACGCTGCCCGACTATGAAGCTGACCGCATGCGGCTGCTCACGGCTGACTGGCTGCCGACCAAATGGGACTGGGTCGATCCGCTGAAGGACGCAAATGCCGAGATCGCCCAGATCGAAGCGGGTCTCAAATCCCGCACGCAGGCTATCGCCGAGCGTGGCTATGACGCAGAACAGGTCGACCGTGAGATCGCGGCGGAGCGGGAGCGGGAGCGATTGCTGGGGCTGGACTTCCGCCGCCCGGGATCACCCGCGCAAGGCGTGCAGGCGGTGCCGAGCTCAGATGAAGATGACGGCGAAGACACCGACCCGAAAGATGAAACCGATAACGCGGACGACCCTTCGCGCAAGCCTGAGGACCAGCCCTGATGCTCCATGCCCGCATTGCCACGCGCGCCTTCAACACGCCGCTTCTGGTTGAGCCTTCCAAAGCCATGGCATTTCTGTCGGGGTTGGGGCCGCGCATTCTCGGGCGACAGGTCGAGATGGTGGAGCCGGATGGCGCGAACGAGGGCGCAGTGCTGCTACCCGCCCGCGCCAGCATCCTCGCCGGAAACCTCGCTGTGCGCCTGCATCAAAATGGCGACGCGCCCTATCCGGTCGTGGACGGCATCGCCGTGATCGAGATCTCCGGCGTGTTGATCCACCGCGGCGGCTGGATTGGCCAGTCCTCTGGCCAGACCAGCTATGAAGGGATCGCAGCACAGATTGATGCGGCGGCCGTCGACCCTTCTGTCCGTGGCCTTGCGTTGGAAATTGACAGTTTTGGTGGCGAGGTTGCGGGGATATTCGACCTCGCCGATCGCATTCGTGCAATTCGTGCCACCAAACCTGTCTGGGCTTTTGTGGCTGAACACGCTTTCTCGGCAGGATACGCGCTGGCCAGCCAGGCTGATCGCATACTGCTGCCCCGCACCGGGGCCGTCGGCAGCATCGGTGTCGTCGTGATGCATGCCGACCTCAGTGGCGAGCTTGATCAGGACGGTGTGCGCGTGACCTTGATCCATTCAGGGCGGCATAAAGTGGATGGCAATCCGTATCAGCCCCTGCCTGATGCCGTTCGTGATGACATCCAGCGCGAGATCGATGTGTTGC